AACTAAAGCTGAAGTAGCGGCACTTAAAGGAGCATAAAAATGCCAATGACTTTATCAGGTGACGGAACAATTACGGGCTTGGTGGCGGGTGGTTTGCCTGATGCCACAATTACACAGCCTGAAATGGCTACTGGTGTGGCTGGTACTGGCCCTGCGTTTAGTGCTTATCCTAGTGGTACGTTTACTGTATCTGCCTCAACATTTACGATTGTGCCTTGTAATTCTGAAGAATTTGATACAGCTTCTGTTTTTAATAATACTGGCAGCACTGTTGGAGGGATTCCAGCGTATTCGTTTCAACCAACAGTTGCTGGCTACTATCAGATTAATGGCTGCTGGTCTTTAGGTTCAGCAACAACTTATACGCGCTCCTTGTCTTTTGTCTATAAAAACGGAAGTTTATTTAAACAGGGTTTAGACAACAACGGAACTGTTGCAACTGGATCGAATGTTTCTGCGCTTGTGTATTTAAACGGCACAACTGATTACGTTGGCTTTTACATTTACCAAAATGGCACTGGAACTATAACGATTAACGCTGGCCCAGGAAGCACATACTTTCAAGCATCATTGGTAAGGGCAGCATGATGACTTTATACGAAAAAATCAAAGCAATTTACCCTGAACTGCAAGACGCAGACTTTATGACCACCATCCGCTTGCAAAACGACAGCGATGGCAAAGGTGACTACATTGCAAAGTGGGAACACCCAACATTAGCTCGTCCTACTGAAGACCAGCTTAAATGAGCCTTTTATGACTGACTTTAATTGGAAAATTTCAGAAACCGTTGTGCAGGACGGATTTCTAAAGTCTTTGAAGTACTACTGCAAAGCGGTGGATGGCGACCTGTCTGTGGAAACAGAAGGCTATTGGTCTATGAAAAAGACCTACACCGTTACAAAAGACTGCCACCAAACAGAAGTGGTTAATTGGCTGATTGATGAGACTACCCAAGATGGCGTGAATGCCATAAAATCAAGACTGCAAGAGCAGCTAGATAACTTGCGGAACCCCGTTTCCACATCGTTACCTTGGGCCGTCCCCACATTTAAGGTGACACTATGACCCAACCCATTGACATCATCAGCCGAGCCATGAAGGACATCGGCGCATTGGCTGCGGGGGAATCCCCTACCGCTGATGAGGCTCAAGATGCCTTTGATATGCTCAATGATATGACCGCTCAATGGTCAAATGAAAATATGATGGTTTTCTATAAGACAGAAATCATCTTCCAAACCGTACAAAATACCGTCCAGTACACACTAGGCCCAAGCGGGTCTGTAGGTGCAACATTCACAGGCTCTATCGCTGGTACAACCCTGACTGTGCCTGCCAACGCCGTGACTGCAGGTGGCATCACTATGGGCATGACCATCAGCGGCACAGGTATCACGGCAGGAACGACCATCGTAGGCTTTGGAACGGGTGCAGGCGGCAACGTCAATGAGGGCGGCACATACACCGTCAGCGTGGCCCAAACCGTAGCAAGCACGGCAATTTCTGCCTACTATGAACGCCCCTTAACCATTGAATCTGCGTTTGTAAGGGTTGCTACCCAACAGGGCGGCACTAACTTGGCGGGGGGATATTTGGACTACCCCGTAGCCATTCTGAGCTTGGAAGAATACGAATCCTTGGGCATCAAACAGCTTAATGGCCCTTGGGCAAAGATGATTTACTACCAACCAAGTGAGCTATTGGGGACTCTTTATGTGTACCCAAACCCGTCTAGTGGTGAGCTTCATTTGTTTACAAGCACGATCTTCAGGACGTACTCAGGTTTGTATGACACCATACAACTCCCCCAAGGCTACAACATGGCATTGCGGTGGTGTTTGGCTGAACGCCTAATGCCCATGTTTGGTAAGGCAAACGCCACACAGATTGCAATGATTAACGCTTACGCTGCCCAAGCCAAAGCCACAATCAAGCGCACCAATATGCGTCCCCCACAGGTATCACGTTACCCTGACAGCCTGATGGTGGGTAAGGCTAAAGATGCAGGGTTTATTATGGACGGGGGCTTTCGTTAATGCCTGATTTTGGCTTTGTCGGCCCATCTTATGAAGCGCCAAGCATCTATCAAGATGCACAGGAATGCATTAATTTTGTCCCTGAAATCGACCCTTTAAAGCAGCCTGGTGACCGTGGCGTGGTGGCGCTTTACCCTACGCCAGGCCTTACATCTTTGGTTCTGTTTCAGAATCAGCAAGAGGTGAGAGGGCTTAGAACGCTATCAGGTGGCGATGTTATGGTTGCGGTGTGTGGGCCTTATGTTTATGCGCTTACTTCTACCTACACAACCACAATGGTTGGTCAGTTAAATTCATCTACAGGCATTGTGGGGATAACTGACAATGGCGTGAATTGCTACATTGTGGATGGCACAAACCGCTACACATGGCGTATTTCTAGCCCATCTTCTGCGGTGTTTACAGGGTCAATTAGCGGCACAACATTAACCGTGACTGCTATCACCAATGGCACAATTGCCATAAACCAAGCCTTGTTTGGGGTGGGAATTACCCAAGAAACCGTGATAACCGCATTGGGTTCAGGTTCGGGTGGAGTAGGCACATACACCATCAACATCAGCCAAACCATAGCGTCTGAGCAAATGAACAGCGTTATAGCTGGTGCGGTGGTAACGGGTTCTATATCAGGCACAACCCTTACGGTGACTGCTGTGACTAGCGGCACATTGGCTTTAGGTCAAACCATCCAAGGCTCTACCGTAACCGCCCAAACCATCATTACAGCGTTTGGAACAGGCACGGGCGGGGCAGGAACTTACACGGTCAATAACTCTCAAACCGTCACTTCTAGAACGCTTTACGGGCTAAATTGGTCTGTATTGCCAGCCACAGACGGCGCGTTTACAGGCGCAACATCTGTGGACATTGTGGACAACTACTTTGTCTATAACAACCCTGATACGCAGCAATTTGGTGCGTCTGCGGTGTTGTCTCCCATATCCTCATCAGTTTCATTTGGCAGCAAAGACGGTGCGCCTGACGATTTGGTGTCGCTAATTGTTGACCACCGTGAAATTTATTTGTTGGGTGAAGTGTCTAGTGAGGTATGGATTGATGCAGGCACTAGCCCATTCCCATTTCAAAGAATCCCAGGCACTTCTACACAGCATGGAATTGCAGCCAAAAAGAGTTTGGCCCGTTTAGGTAATTCATTTGCTTACTTAAGCCGCAACATCCGTGGTCAAGCCCAAATCGTTCAAATGAACGGCTACGTCCCCACACGTATTTCTACTCATGCCGTAGAAAATTCCCTGACCAATCAAACCGTCAGCGATGCGGTGGCGTGGACTTACCAGCTAGAAGGCCATGAGGTTTATGTAATTTCATTTCCGTCTATTCAGCTTACATGGTGCTATGACGTTGCATCTCAGATGTGGCACAAGTGGCTTTACACCAACAATTTGGGCCAATACGAACGTGCTAGAGGCAACTGCTGCGCCCAATTCCAAGGATTAGTGTTAGTTGGTGATTACTCCAACGGCAAGCTTTACAAGCTAGACAAAGACAATTACACAGATGATGGTCAGCAAGTTAGGCGGCTACGCAGAGCGCCACATTTGGTGGCTGACTTTCAGCGCCAATACTTTGATGAGCTACAGATTCAATTCCAACCAGGCGTAGGGCTATCCACAGGGCAAGGCGACAACCCCCAAGCCATGCTGAAATGGTCAGACGATGGCGGTTCTACATGGTCAAACGAACATTGGGTGACTATTGGCGCTATTGGTCGATATGCCAACCGTGCCATTTGGCGGCGTTTGGGTTGGGCTAGAGACAGAGTGTTTGAGGTGGCAATCTCAGACCCCGTAAAAGCGGTCATTGTGTCTGCTAACCTTAAGGCTTCTGCAGGGGAAAACTGATGGCATTACCAATCCCGCAATCCCAACCCTATCCGCAGTCGGAATTTTTGGACGCACAGACCAAGCGCCCCACACGGACATGGCAGCAATACTTTATCAACCTGCTGAACTTTACTTCTGCCTCAACCGCCACGGCAGGGTCTGCCACGTTGCCAGCTAACCCCGTGGGGTTTATAAACATTACGGTTAACGGCATAGCGTACAAAGTACCTTACTACAACCTATGAGCGATTTGCAGACAATCCCAACCCGTGAGCAGATAGAAAAACTGCAAGCGGAAATGGCATCTTTGCCGCAGTCAGAATTGCAAGCGGCAGCGGATGCTATGCAGACGGAACACTACTTTCATGGCGGTATGTACGCAAGAAAGTTAAGCCGCCCTGCGGGAACATTGATTGTTGGCAAAGTACACAAGCAAGATCACTATTTTTTGTGCGCCAAAGGTGAAATAATTGCGTGGACAGAGGGCGGCATGAAACACCTGTACGCGGGTGACATTGTGCAAAGCAAGCCTGGCACTAAGCGGGTTACTTTGGCGGCAACGGACGCAATTGGCATTACGTTCCATGTAACTGATAAAACTGATTTAGATGAAATTGAAAAAGATTTGATTGAACCTGATGAGCTTGCATTGTTTGACTCAAACAACAAGCTAAAGGTTTTGGAAATTAAAGGGGAATGACATGAGTTTTGTAGCAGCAGCAGCAATCGGCGCAGGCGGCGCTATAG